AAGACCAGACATAGGGGCGGCAGGTGCGGGTTGCTCACCCTCACCCACACCACCTTGCTGGCGCTGGTTCTGCTGGTTCATCTGCTGCATGGAATCTCCACCGCCATAGGTGTTCTTGGCCTGACTCAATAATTGCTTGTAGCTTAAATGGCGATTATTCTTGCGAAACTGGCGAACGTGGTTTAACCAAGCATTAGACATACTATATGTTTACAAAAAAATTGATTCCCATTTAGAAAAAGAAATTCAAAAATGCCTAAACGTTCTCAGAACTATTTCCGTCCTCCAGAAGAAGAAGGTGAACTTGTTGCCATCCTAGAAAAAAATATGGGAAATGGCATCCTACAAGTGAAGGTACCAGGTGGTACTCTACTGTGTCACGTACGTAAAAAGTTCGGAAAGGAACGCAGTCCTCTTAAGGTAGGCGTATGGCTTCTTGTAGGTCTACGTTCCTTTGAAACGAACAAGAAACATTGTGATCTGCTAGAAATTTATTCGGATTCAGAAGTGGCGCGTCTTCTTACCATGGATGGCCCATGGCGTATCTTTGAACAAAAGGATGATATTGATTTCGTAGACAAGGTAGACGTAGAAAAGACGGATGTTGTCCTAGACATGGACATTAACATAGATGACATTTAAGCAATCGTGCCACATGCCGTAAAATTCTTGAACGGTTCACCTAGCTGGTTACAGGAAGAACCTTGAATCTCATAGTAACGTTTATAATCCATATCCAACACCGTCTTGGTGTAAGGTGTACATCTTGCTTTTTTATTAGCCTGTAACCCTTGCGTATAATCGCCTTTGATTATAGGACAAGCCAATACTTCTTTCCCAATACGTTCAATATACGGCACGGTCTGTACATTGAACACGTGCGATCTAGGGTAAGCACCATGTAAAATACCCGTGTACTTGGTTTCAATCATCCCCTTTTGATTCATGACGGACTGTTTCACTAACGTTTGAGGTGTCCCTAAAGAAGATCGGCGTATGTTCAGAGGGTACGTCCCGCCGCAGGTACGCGCGCGCCATCCCCCTACGCGACACCTACTTCCCATACCGTGACCCATGGGCGCTGGACCACGAAAGGGTGTGCGCGTGACACTTCTTCCCAAATTTTCACCAAGAGGAGGTTGACGTAACGCCCCGTTTAAAGAAAATCCGGATTTATCGGAATGAACGCTGTACACGGCAAGTGATTTTGCTTTCAATGTAGCAAGTGACATACTAAACATTGTTAAAAAAATTGAAATGCAACAGACCCCTTCTTTCATAAAATGTCTCGCAAGTTCCGCACCGATTTTCGCAAAGAGTTCCCGCAGCTGTGTGCTGTACCCAAGGCTGACGCACCACTCAGTTTCAGCCACATTAAAGATATTGTAGAGCCGCCTCCCGTCATCGTCCATACTCTTCCCTACGGATGGGTAGATTTACAAAAGCCGGAAACGTACATTGGTGTCACCTTTCTTCCAAAAATGTCTACGCATCACCGTATGTGTCTCGCCATTCATAAAATGCGAAGACGATGGATTGCGTATAATGTAGCTCATGACTTGGAAGAGCGATACGATGAGGAGCCGGAGTATGACTATGAAGAAGAAGAAGAAACGGACGATACCATGTCGGCGGAAGATCCCGAATATGAAAGTGACTTTTGAGTCCACGATCTATGCACCCAAACACATAACCTTTTTTAGTATTGATAAATACTTTTTACGGTTAAACTAACACTCCAATCCATTCCATTCATTCCCAATAAATTTCCTTTGTCATCGTACAATCCAATGGTTAACGTTTGTAAATTGACAGGACCAAAATATTCTCTACTTTGTAAGGAAAGAGGACCTCCGTTTTCCACGAATAATTTACCGGGGACACCATCTATGGCTTCTGTACCACCCGTAGGAGTTGTTTTTGCCCAATCTGTTCTCTTTACGGCAATCTTTGCAAAAAAGTTACTGGAATCATACGATTCAATTGCATTATTGGTCATAGTTTGATCCGAGATGGCATTGATGGTATAAATTTGTTTACTGGTAAGATTACGTGTTGGAATCGCTTGAATGGTAGTCGCCGATGTCCTGTACTGCGCTGTATCTTGGGCAAAGTAGGACGGCATGGCAATCGGTGTATTCGGCGTGTTACTTACGGCAATAATGCTGCGATTGATACGATTTGTTTTATGATCTTCTAAGGATAACAATAAATATTTCGTACCACTTGTATCTACTAAACTTTCTGCCTTTGCACTACATATTCCAGTTATACTGTCGCGATCACACGATGTAATGGATACGCGATAACCAAGCAACCAACCTAAATTAGAATTAAACTTGTTGTTGGCCAACAAAGGGGTTGAATTATCTACCCAGAACAATTGAATCGTAAAAACAGGGGTAGCCGGTGTAAACACCAAGGTTAATATACCCGTATTATGATTGTACACCGCTGACGCCGTAAGGATACCAGCCATCGCTATATTGATTTTGTTTACGACTTCTGTGTATAAACTCACCGTCGTATAATTTCCTTCATTTATCGTGATTGGATATTTGTTTGCATCGCCCGCGATCGTAAGAATACAAATGATAAAGCTGACGGTTCCCTTGGCCGCAGAAAAGGTATACCAAGATTGTGGAATTTCTAACGAATACAAGGAAACCGACACTACATTCAATAAAGGTTCCGTCAATTGAAAAATGAATCGGTCTGACGTGTTGGTAGGACTAGCGATACGAAACGCCGAATCTACATTGATTAAACGAGTAATGGTTTGTTTTAAATCGGGGTTAATGGTTCCCCTCTTTACGTCTACTTGAACGGTTTTTGCAATCTCTTCTTCTTTGGTTTCACCTAGTAAACGTTCCTCAATATCCTTGAAAAAGGCCGATTGTTTGGCGCCTGGATACTCTATTATTTTTTGTCGCACGGCTTCTTTGATAGACGCATGGGTTACTGCATCAATGTTTAATCCAAGAAGTTCTACTAATTCTTCTTTGGTATAATTGTCTACTTCTAAATCCATACTACCTCTATAGATTTACTGTTAAAATTGAAATATAAAAACTATAGTCATCGTAAAATGGATTGCCAAGTGTGCACCGCTCCCTTTAACCAAAGCACGCGGGCAGCCGTCCCCTGCTTTTCCTGCGACCTCAAGTGTTGCAAGGAATGCGTTCGTACCTTTCTTCTCAAGACGTGTATTGGTCTGCCAAAATGCATGAACTGTAACGCGCGATTCACCACACACTTTATGGTCCGTCACTTGAACCGATCCTGGGTTCTCACCACCTACAAAGAAACCATGATGAATTCATTGACAAGTATTGAAATGGGTAAATTACCGGATACCCAGCCCTACGTAGAAGCGGAGCAGGAGAGGCTACGACTTGCCAGACAGAACATTACTTATAACAGAGAAATGGACGAGTTGAAGAAAAAAATAACAAAGCTATCCAATGCCATTCACGCCAACCAGTACCGTATGCGAGGGGAAGCTGTCCCTACTTGGCTCATGAATGAATATGTAGACAGTGCGAATGTCGTCACGCTGGATCCACGCAAGAAATTCATCATGTCCTGCCCGATGGATACTTGTCGCGGCTTCCTCTCCACGCATTACAAGTGTGGTACGTGTCAAACACAAATATGTGCCGATTGTTTAACGAAAAAGGAAGAGAATCATACGTGTGTAGAGTCGGATAAGTTGACGGCGGAAATGATTAAGAAGGAGACCAAGCCGTGCCCCAAGTGCGGTACTCGCATTTATAAGATTGATGGATGTGACCAAATGTACTGTACGTCGCAGCAAACGGGTACTGTATGTGGTACTGCGTTCAGCTGGAAAACGGGTAAGATTGAAACGGGACAGATTCATAACCCCCACTACTATGAAATGGCGCGTAATGGAATGAATTTGCGAAATATAGGAGATGTACAGTGTGGTGGTATTCCAGAAATTGGTTGGATACTGCGTATGCTTCGCCTGATAGATCCAGAGTTGAGTGGTCGTTTGGCGAGGATTCACCGGCGTCTACTGGAACATATTCAGTATACGGCGAATGAAGCGCGTCAGCGAATCCAAATGCGTGAACAAGAAGCACGTAAGGTGCGCGTCACGTACATGTTAGGTAACTTGAACAAGGAAGATTTTGCAGCGACGATTTATAAGCAGGAGAAGGAGCATCAAAAGGCGGTAGATATTTATCATATTTTGGATTTGATTAGTATTAGTGGAATTGAGGCATTTCATGCGATAACGCAACAATTTCCACGATTTACGGAACAAGAATGGATAGAGTACTTGAAGGAAAATCCAGGGTTTCCATCTATCCATGATCCATTGAAACAATTACATGCAGTGCGAGAATATTGTAATGAACAATTAAAGCAAGTTAGTATTACGTATCACTGTACGGTAAATGAATACGATGAGTTATTTACTCCTCATTCGGCAAAGTATAACATGAACGGAGAAAAAAAGAAGTAGATAGTATGAGCATTGGAGATATGTTTGGAAAGTTTACAAATATGTTTAAAAAAGAGGAGCCTAAAACTGATCAACCTTTTTTTGGTCAAACGACACCTCCAGAACAAACAAGTATTATGGGAAAATTAAATAAATGGAATCCTTTTGCAAAGGGTGGTAAGAAACCAACCAAGAAAAACAAACCCAAAACAAACCCTAAAACAAAAACAAAAACAAAGACAAAGAGAAACAGAAAATAAACATAAACAATTAACCTCTATGAAAAGAAATGCTGCCGATCATTGCTCCGCATGGCATTACTGATTTAATAGATGCACCTATTCAAAGTCTAGTGGTTTATGGCGCCCTTACACCACTTGTCTATCAACTACCTTTACCTGTAAAAACAGGTCTTCTCCTTGCCGGATCCATGTATCATATGCGTCACGATATACCAGGCGGTCCCATCGGTATCTCCCTCATGCATTTAGCCTGGGTTAACCATCCATGGATGGCGTACACGTATCTCGCCTGCATTCACGTACCGAGACATTATCAGCGAAGTCTTTGGCTACATACGAATCAAAAAAAGGTGGCGATTATCCTCATGACTATCGTTACGATTGCAGATGGTTTTTTTAAGTGGACTAGTGCCTTGCGTGAATTATGGTGGGTAGGGCCTGTACTTGCACATGTTATGATGACGGAATATTTTGATGCAGTATACTAATGAAGACAAAAAGGAAGACAATCAAGACCAAGACCAAAACCAGAGGTGTTATGAAAGAAGATCCGAAAGTATACGATAAATTATTATCCGTATGTTCGTTTGAACGTTTATCCTTTGGGGCTTTTGGGTATACGTATATTGCAACCGTAGAAGATGATTTTGGATTTAGAAATGAAAAAGGGGAACCTGTTCATAGATTTCTTGTAAAAGTAGTACCCTTGGTTTCAAAAAGAGAAACTTATTTCATGAGAACAAAAGGTGATAGGGACTATGTAGTTCCTACTCTTGAAGCAAAGGCCGATCATGAATTTCATATGCAACAACTATTGTATCAACGGGGATTAGAAAAAGGGTATGAATTATGCCCTTCTCCATTATATTTAGTTAGATCACCTGTACCGGGATTACCTCCAAAATTAGTAGCAGATTTAGAATTTTCAAGAAATAAAGAGTTTACCATTATACATGAAAAAAATTCATTTGAGGTGAATTTAATTATTATGGAATATTTTGCGGATGCAGTAAGCATTCATTCTATTGTACATGGTGATTGGGATAAGAAAAAAATAGACATTTTAAAAGCCTCTGCAGCTATATCTGGAGAAGATTATGATATTGTAGATGCAAACCTTCATTCAACTGACGTTAGATTTACCACACCATGTGTACAATCATTACTTGCAAGAGTAAGAAGACAATTTATAGCTGTTTATGATTGTGGAATCATTCATGGAGATCCTAGTTTATCAAATTGTCTAATCAATACATCAGGAAAAATTACGGTGATTGATTTTGGATTGGCGCGTGAAATGCATACAGAGTTCAGACTAGATGACTATCATAAAATACATTTTATTGTGAATAGTTGTGAATATCCTAACTTGTATAAATGGTTATACAAGAATTATTTGCATGAACTAGTTGGAAATAGAAAAAAAACAAAAATATCATATGAACTATTTTCACAACCCAATCTACTTCCAAAAGGATGGAACGTATTTATTGATGTTTTAAAGTATAAAAAGATTCCATACGTTAAATTTTATATTAAGATTGCATCTATTTAAACCATACAGGTGGCGAACGGTTCTTCCACGATGCAATCGGACGCTTGGACAAGTAGTACGCACGATACGATTCTACTGGATCGTCCGTCTTGTACTCATCCGGCATGGCCAACGCAAAATCAGTAAGCCCCTGCTTTGGAAAATTCGTAGGTATATGCTCCTTGAGGTACATGGCCACTTCGTAAGACTTGTGTACCTTGGTATGCTGGTACCTGTGACGCCACTCTTCATGTAGGCAGTCCACAAGTTTCAGCGTCCATTCAAAGTTTTCGCGGGACGTGCGGCACCATATCGTAACGGGATGATTTTTATGTGCCATCTTGTAAATGGCCGTATGCTTACCAGCCTCCAGTACATGGAGAGCCGTGCAAAGCATTTGAACAGCTTCCAGCAAGATTTTACTAACGTGCTTGTCCATCATGCATTCCGCAATTTCCTTTTGAATCAATGAAAGAATAAAGAGATTCATTTTCTTCAAGACCATGATGTAAAAGCGTTTCAATTTTTTAATTCATCAATCACAGCCCATTGTCCCCAACCATCTTCACATACCTCTTTTTTTGCAAACAAAGACCAGAGTTTACTTATGAGGATGCATTTTGAAATAGTTTGTAGCCATGTAAAGAGATTCATTTTCTACGTGTTTTCCGATTGTAACGTTTCAATTTTTAATTACGATTAAATAGAATACTCATCTATCATTGTGGTAATGTCTGGAATCAATTCAGACCTTGCATACTTTTTATATCCCATTAAAAAGTAACTCTTCATCAATGGTTCTACGGGTAACAACGACATACTAATAAACGAAGTAAATAGAAACCTTGCCAACTTTTCCTTACTTGTAATCACCTTTTCCTCGTACATATCCTCGGCTACTTTACGTCTCAGTGTTTGTGTAGTGGTAAAATCAAATTTGGTCACCTTATCAAAATCAATCCAATAGAGACCACCTTTCCCTACAATCAATTCACAATCATACCCATCTACTTGTAATACAAAATGTAAAGCGGAAAACAATTCACCAATAATCATGGCTAACTCATTCGGCGTGATTCCTACTTCCCTGGCTGCATCCATGTACCCCAATTGTTTAGAAGTAGTTGTTTGTCCATCCCGTTCACCCTTTGGAAACGTCATGTCTACAAACCACAAGTGTTTATGTACTGGATAAATACGATCCATCATATATTGACAGGTATCATCCTCTACTTTAAAATGGGACGATTCCGGTACTTTGATCATAGATCGTCTTTCCAACAACCCATGTATATCTTGTTGCATTTCAAATTCATATCCCATTTCGTCACATTTTGTTCTATTTTGAAATTGTTTCATCACTTTATCCCCTACTTCATAAATCTTTCCATGGGTACCTTGTGCTAATAATTTCATTCCACCCATTTGGTTCATTTTTGTTTTCAGTTTTTTTGTTTTCATTACAGTATGTCCATACAACAAATCTGTCCCGTTTCAGGGGAATGTGTCTTGTTCGGTCGTGGTGAAGAAGTATTTCAATCCTGGTTCCAAGATATACGTAAAGCCGGTATTACATCTATTCGTCCCATTGGTGGTGTATCCAAAAATGGTTTTGTAAGAGAATTGAAACGTAGTGTAGGCGGCTACGACAGCTACGTCGTGTTAAAGTCTAACCTTGACAGAACCTCGGATAATTTATACTATGAATGGCTAGTAGGTCAGTATCTAAACACTTTTATGTATCGTTTTCCTCTCTTTGTAAAAACCTACGGCGTTTATGAATATGCACCAGGCGATAAAAAACTCATGCAATACCATCCTGCGGACGCCCTACCGGTGATTGCACGGTTACGTAATACTTCTGTAGAACGGTCCATTTCAGTCCCTGAAAATATTTGTATCGTGGTTCAACAAGTACACAAGGCCATTCCTTTCCAACAATTGATAAATCTACATAAAAGAGAGCCATCGGAAGAGTTGAAACACGAAATCCTTTGCGTATTGTATCAAGTCTACTTTGTACTACCTCTTATCCCAGGATTTTCACATAATGATTTACATGATACTAATCTCATACTTACATTCGCAGAAAATAAGTATTATGAATACAAGTATACAAGGGAACATACCTTTTCTTTTCACAATAGGTATGCTGCAAAAGCAATTGACTACGGAAGATGCATCTATCCTACAGATCAATTACCTGAAACCAAAAAGGAACAACAAAATGCAGGGTATCCTTGGGAATATGTGGATACACCATGTAAAGAATCGGACATGAAACTTATAAAATATTGTATAGATTGCGGAGCGTTACCCATTAATTTTTTTGATACCTTACAACAATCACATGCATCCTGGGTAGAAGATAGTTTATGCGAGGATTCAATCATTGATATGAACAGGGGTCTGTATGCAAAATATTTAAGTACAGTTGGTAAAAGTAAAGGTACTTATCCCGATATTCGTGACATAATAAACAAATTAGAAAAACTCATTCAACCTCGTACCTATGCATTTCCAAGAGCGTGCACCATTCATGTAGATGCCGAAGCCCCAATGCGTGTAGATTGGCCGAAAGCGGCAGGGACACGTAGGCGAAGAAAAAGAAAAACCAGACGTTAACGCCGTGTTTTTCTTCCTCCCCGTTTTCGTTTTGTTTTTCTTTTTCTTTCTCTCCATTCCTGATTTTTTAAATGTCTATACATGACGTCTTCTACACCCTCTTGTAGATGAATTCCAAAGTAATAACGTTGTCCAAACCCCAACAATCCATATGGAATACTATTCAAATAATTCCGTTCCTCTTCCTCTGTACTTCGCTCTTCTATTGGTTTTGCTAGGATGGCATGATACGTCTCTGGAAGGTGTTTATCCACATCATCATACCTCATGAAATCATCAAAATTACCTACGAATATATTTTCTTGAATGAGATACTCAAATACATTTCTATAAAAAGTAAGAATTTCCATCAATGAATCCATGGCAAGTTGAAACGGACAAAACAATGCACAGGCACGGTCCGTTCCGAATAAAGTAAGAGCCTCTATAGGCGGATACTTTGTCATCCAATTTTTTCTCAAACAAACAACATCCGCTTCTATTAAAAATACCTTTTCAGCACGATCTTTAATTGCATCCAAACAAAACCATCGCATCACATCGGATAAAAAATGGATAGGTAAGCCGAATTGTTGTAGCTCATGTTTACACCACTGTATAATCGGCTCTTCTATATAAACGACTTCAAAGCCAGTCGTGATTTCTTCAATGGCGGCCTTTTCCTCTTCCTCTGCTACAGTAGTAATGATAAACTCTATACCTGGATTCATCGTCTGCCACTTTCTTATATTATCCATGTGGCTTCGGATATACTCTACTCCATAAATCATAATGCAGCATGCCATATTTATTTCATAGACTAAAAATGTACAAGTCCTGAAAAAAGTTCAATAAGCATTTTGTAATCCATTTTACTTTTTTATGGTTTCATTTGATGCAAGTGAAGAAGGAAAACTTTTCAATGGATTCTTGTTTTACATGAAAGATGTTCAATGCTTCACGTAGGCGGTCGTGAGGAACGTGATCAAACTAAACAATCAGTAGAACACAAACCCATGAAATGTACCATATGCTCTAAAGTACAGATAAATCGTTATCATCCGCATCATGTATTGAAACAATGATTCAAACCGGTGTAGACAAGGAAGACATTTGTAGAACAGTAGATAGGTTTGAACCACTTTGCATGGAATGTTACGATTTGGTCATACATTTTGAAAATGGCTGGATAAGTTTAACCAATCTACAAAAAAGATATGAAACACATACCAAAGATGTATACGAACAGTTACGTGAAATAATGAAAGAAAAAAATGCGCATAATGCCTTACTTAGATTGGATTAAATTCCAACGGTCTTCTACATAGAAAACACACCACTACTTCTGCTTGATCATCCATCAAACAATCAAAACAGTAACGATGTTTACATTGGGTTTCTATCATGTACTTTTTTTTGTAACAAATACAACATTCATCTTCTACTTCTGTAAACTCAATCTTGAAAATATTACACCCGTTACATTTGTCATTAGTCACGATTTCTTTACAACATGGATTTGAACATTTCGTAGGTTTACAATGATGTCTGCACTCTACTTTACAAAAGGAATGTATACCAAATGAAATATGTTCATGCCCTATATCTAAGCAGGAACATATAGATTTACAAGTACAACGTTTCATGCAACGACCATTTCCAGTACAACTCATTAGTTATCAACAAACCATCTATTTAAGTTTTCTTGCAATGCCGTTTGTGAGCAGACATACCTTGCTTTGTTTTACAACTATAACCGCATTCACAATAAATCAATGTATCTGCAGAAGCATATCGTGGAGACAAATATAGCTGTAGATCAGGTAGGTCAATACTATCCAATTGTTTCGTCATACTGGTTTGAAAATCTTTTACATGTTTGATCATAGTTAACTTTTTTGTTTTGAACGTACAATAATTTTCATTGATCTTATCCAATACTTCCTTTGGGATTGACTCTACTTCAATATCCTGACCCATCTCATCTAACCTTTCTTTGAAATGATCCAAAATATCCACCGCTACTTTTATCATGTCTGCATCATTGTTTACATGATGTACGTAGAGTAACACATTTCCATCTTGTATATTGATTTCAAAGTTTTCTTTGTTGGCAATACCCGTATGTTGAGAAAGGAA